CCCGGTGCGCCGCCCGTTAGTATCTAGCGACTGATCAAAATTATTATCCATAATCCCATCAGCATAGACACCCGCGCCAATATAAAACCGCCTTGCAAATTCGCCGGTATCAATCATCGCGCGGGTATCTTCTAGCGTTTCAAGCGGCATTTACTTTTCCGCGCGTTCCACAATTTCACCGCGTTGGGTGCTGCTAAGAATCTTCGCCAGGTTGCGATTACACGTAATGGTCGTACCCGCTTTAATGTTTTTCCCATCTTCACCCACCGCGCCGCGTAACATTTTTACGCTGTAGGTTTTTGGTTCAACTTGCTTTTTCATGGTTATATATCCTTTGAATTTAAAAAGGGCGGCGAGGTAATCCCCGCCGCCAGGTTAACGCGATTAAGCGTTTTTGGAGAAACTCCCCGCGTGGCGAATGCCGATATCACAGTCTTGAAAAACGCGCAACACCAGACCACCGGAAGCGGCTTTTTCGGCACGATCCGGCTCAACATCGAGAACACCCCACATTCCGATAATTACATCCTCGTAATTACCGAACACGATGGTATTCGCGGCCAGTTGGGTTGAAATCCGAACATCGTAGCCATTGACCTGTCCGTTTTCCATCAGGAATTTGCCCGAACCGGTGTCAATGTTTTTGTTCTTCATGTTCCCCTGAACGGGTGCCGTGGTGCAATAGGCAAGCGTTCCGCCGAGTGCGTTCGCGGTCAATACGTCAGTCTCGAAATCAATCATTTCATCGCGATCAGGATTACCCGCGACCGTAATGGTAGACGTTCCGATTCCTGCCGTAACTGTGATGCCGGTCGGTTGACCATTGGCACCAGTACCCGAGAACGCCGCCAGATCAATAGCAAGCGCAGCGCCTTTCGCCATGTCATCCATGAGCATCGCTTCCACGCTTGGCGTAGATTGCTTCAGCAAACGGCGGGATATCGGCACTTCACCGACCACGGTTTTAGGCGAAAGCGCGAGAGTACCGAGCGTTGCATCGTCCGGGGTTGCGTCGGCATCTTCAGCCACCCAATTAAACGCCACGCCGCCATCGAGGCGTGGAATATCCACATCACCGACCAGGCCAGTAAGAAAGCGGGCGTTAAGCGAACCCATCAAAGCATTAGCGCGTAGCAGATCGATAAAAGAACCGGCCAGATGATCGGTGCCTTTCAAGTAACCGCCGCCAGTGTTCGAACCGACCGTCATCACGCGATTGCCATCCATCGACCGCTGTTGTACGTCGTAGGGAATGTAAAAACCTTGCGGTGGGCGTGAAAGGCTATCCTCAATCGCTTGCGAACATTCGCGCTCAAACCCGGCTTTTGACCAGTCATTCGTGAACGCCGCGTTAATCGCGCGCATCAAAGAAAAACGACTGTGATCGCCTTGCGACAAGTCCAACCGGGTAACGGGTTGCGCCGTCGCCACTTTCTTTTCAAGAATTTCCAAAACTTCCTGATTCATTTGCGGAACTGTCCACTTTTCCGACATTGCCCGGCGCGCCAGGTCTTCGCAATCGTACTTTTCGCCAATCGACCGAATATTGTCCAATCGATCGATTTCGAGTTTAGTCGCTTTATCGACCGCGCTTTTTACGTCAACCGGTTCCATAACCGGTACAATTTTTTCTTCGCTCATAATATCAATTTCCGTTGTAAATTTATCGGTGACTGCTCGCCCCGGCATTGCGTCAACATCGGCCGGAATTGCGGTCACTGTGATTTCATAAGGCATCCACTCGACCGCGCGCAATACTGCCCGCCGCCCGGCATCCGCCGCCCTTTCCTGAACATATTTTTTAACCTGATAACCGACACTTATACCGGTTCTGATTCCGTTTGCTACGTCCTTGAAAATTGCGGTTGCCTGTTCTGAGTCGCCAAACCTGAGAAGCGCGCGCCCTTTTCGATCCGCGCCCACGTGGGCCGAATCTTTCACAACATTACCGATTTGATCGTATTTGTTGTGTTCTAGTAACACCGGCGCGTTTTTATTCAATCGGCCAAGATCGATACAACCGCGCCCGTGGTCTAAAATTTCATCAACTAAGCCCATTCCCGGTATTTCGGTTTCAATGGGATTTTCGGTTGAAAACTTAACTTCCACCGTTTTCGCGTTTTCGTCGATGCCTTCAATGACTAACGCCCGGCGGATTATATTGGTTTCGATAACTCTATTCATCTTCATCTGCCTCTGAACTATTCTCAAAAACAACATCATCTATATTGACGCCTTTTTCTTTTGCGCGGGCGTTCTCGTAGGCAAGTTGCTCTAAGGTATCGTCAAAATCGCGCCCTTGCTGTGCAAGGATATGCTGCCGAGTTTCGACGCCCATCGATAAATTAAGCCGATTGGCTTCGGCGTCTTTTTTAGGGTCAACCCACGGCCACCCGCGAGGCTGCCAACGAACGTCGATAAATTTCGAGTCCACTTTTTTCATCGGTAGCGGTAACTTGCCGCGCAATATCGCGTCCGAAATCCATCGTTCAAAAACCCGTTGGTGTAAATGGGAGGATAGCCAGGATTGAATTGCGCGCCACTGGTCGCGTTCATCGAGTACGCCCGCGCGGATACTGGAAAAGTTTACATTTTCCAAATCATTCGATAATCCAGAATACGCAACATTCAAACCACTGGACGCCCCGCGCAGAACCGCGCGCATAAACCCATCAAACGCGGTTGTCGGGTGCGTGGGATCGAACCCGGTAAAGGTTTGCCCGGCGGCCAGTTGTTCAATGCTACCCGCTTCGATTTCCTGTATCACTTCGCCGTCGTCATCTTCTTCACCGTCATAGATATCATCGACGTTTGCGCCGTCACCGTCGGCACTGGTCACAAATCCCATTTTGCTTGCGCCAATGGTCGCCGCGACCAGTTCCGCTTCTTCATATTTGCCTATCATATTTAAGCGGCGGATTGACGTATGCAACCAGGGAATGCCGCGCGCTTGATCCGGGTAGTCGCTTAAATGTAAATGTATAACTTCACCCGCCGGAATACGGATATAGTCCCGCGTTGGGTAGACATTGATCCACGCGGTAACTTCTTTGTCGCGGATATGATAAGCCGCGATCATTCCGTTTGGCTCATATTCGACGCCCATCACCACCCGGTTGCCGTCGGGTAACTCGCCGTTATTATTTTCATCGAGGTAATCGCCACCCAATACCCGCAACCGCAAACCGTAACCGGTGCGCGTCGGTATCATGTGAACCAGGCATTCACCATCGCGCGCGATCGTCGCAATAACTAGATTCTGAATATCAAGCCAGGACAGTTTATTATCCGCGCTGCAATTTTCAGGTTTCCCCCAATTCTTAAAAGCGCGTTCAATTAACTGGTTGTCAACGTCGTCCAGTTGCGGCGGCATCCCCGGCACCCGGTCGCGCATCGCCCGCGATTGCAGCTTGATACCATTAACGCCCACGACATTTGATTTAACCATGTGGATAAACCGCTTGCCGTAATCGTTATTCATGCAAATCTGGCGTGACCGCGCGCGCATCATTTGCAGACTGTGCCGGATCTCTTCATTGATCGGTTGCGTTGATCCGGTAAAAGAATGGGTTAACCGGTCAACCACGCCCGCATCGAATGAGCGTGTTTTCGGCGTCATCGGTTTACGCTTGGCAACCTCTAACACGCGCTCGGGTTTATGATAATACAGACCATCTTTTAAATCGAAATCATCCATTAAAATTGCGCCCGTATAAATCCAGAGTGCCGCTTGCCATTGCGCGCGCGCCACTTGCGGTTTGCTTTAATTAATTCGCGGCGCCAGTAATCCCGGTGATTGTTGAGTTTTTCAGTGTCGCGGGTTGCGCTTGTTTCAACGCCCATTGTATAGGCCAGGGTATCAAGTTGGTTATTAGTCGCCCGGCCCAAAATAGCGCGCTCGATTTCCGATACCATTTTCCGGGGTAGTGTTCGCGGGTCGCCCGAATCGCTTGATTTATCCGCGTGAACCGATAGCGTTCCCTGATCGAGTGTTACCCGTTCACCGTCGGAATCCCTTGTTACCTGCAAATCCCAAAAATATAGACCGGTTTCGATAACAGAACTTGCGGCGTTCGCAATTTCAAATAGAAATTCGCCGCTATCCTCTGAGCCGGTTGCGACGAAACTCCGCGCCGGGTCGCCTTCGCGCCTAAAGGTATAGGCAAGCGTATAACTGGCGGGCGGGTAATCGCTAACATAACTTGAATTCCGCCACGCGATATAATCGCCAATCACTAAGGATTTCGGCGTTTTTTTCGGGGCGGTTGAATTATCAAACTGATTCATAGTTTTGAATATAACACCGGTGCGTTTCGCTCATTGCCAAACGGCGGCATTATTTACGCGACCGCCGTAAACGTCGCCGGGTCGATGGTATAAAAAACCAGGCCCGCGCCAAATGTCACCTTTCCGTAATACTGCCATTCCCCGGCCTGATCGATAACACCCGCGACGGTTTGATAATGTAAAACGCCGTCAACCCCATCCGTTAACTTTGAAGCGGCATATTCAACCGTCGTGCCGTCGGGTTTCTTAAACAAGATTGCCAAATCGGACGCCGTTGATATATTGACGGCGGTATCATCTTCGGTAATGGTAATCCGGTAATCGGTTCCGATATCGTTGATATTAATAATGTCGGTCATGTTAGGCGCCCGGTTTCTGTGATCGTTTGGTTAATCGTTTGGCTTTTAATAATCGCGCGGTCTATCGTTTGCCCGCT